GGGGGTTGCCATCTACTGCGAGGCTTGCGAGCACGTGATCGTCTTTGACGACACTTGCTTCTTGCCAGACAGTGTGTGTCCCGTGTGTGACGGAGTCACACTTCGGATCTCGGCTCACCTGGTCCCGTCAGGGGCTAGGCAGTCGAGGTACAGCCGCAACATTACGCTGACCCACTGGAAGAACTCCAGTGGATCTACTGTTCTGTTGTAGCTGAGACACCCGTGGGCAGAGCATTGTTGGATTGGACAGGGGAATTGACCCCTGGGACCATATCAGCTTTCTGGCCAAGGAGGTGCTTCTGACTACCACTAGGAAGACGAGAGTCATTCCTTATGGTGGTCTTCGCGGTTCTGAGCTTCGCGTACGTACCAGAGATTTTGCTACTGGTGCGTATTCGGAGCAAGTGACTAAAGTCACTGCTGCTCAGAGTTCGCTGAAGTATCTCCATGGGATTCAGGTAACTGATTCAGAAAGTCATCCTGCGTGGACCAGCCATAAGAATGGCCGGTACCGCGGGGATATTGGAGGACCTTTTACGTCTGCAAAGCGGTATGCCTACAACTCTATTGAGTCTGCAGGCTCGGTTTATGGACAAGTTGTCTATGATCCGACTCCCGCAATGCCGACTGGCTCGAAAGGTCAGACTGTCATTTTTGACGGTCCTATCCTTCCGTGCGCACCTATCAGTGGCTATATGCCGTGGCCTGCAAGCTCAGCGTCGAGTGAATCGGCGCTTGTGCAAGCTGGTACGGCTGCTATTGCTAGGTGCAGTCCTTCGAATCCCTCTGCGTCTCTAGCCGTTACTATTGGGGAACTCTTCAAAGAAGGCATTCCTGCCGTCGTTGGAGGTGTCCTCAAACAATGGTCAAATCTCTCGAATCGCGATCGCCGAAGGGCGATCGGGAACGAGTATTTGAACGTTGAGTTCGGCTGGAAACCTCTTATCCGAGATATTACTGCAGTGGCTTCTGCCATTGTCAGTGCGGACAAAATCATGAGTGATTATGAACGCAACTCGGGTAGGATGGTTCGCAGACGGTATGTCTTCCCAGAGTTTGTCGAGACCAAAATCAGCACTCTCTTGGACGGGATGACTCCCTATACCGAGATAGCTGCTGGGGGTATGTATTACCCTGGCTCGACAAATCAGGGCAAGGTGATGAAACAAGAACAACTTGTTCGTCGCCAGTGGTTTAGTGGCGCCTTTAGTTATTACGTTCCTCCTCCAACAGGATTGAGGAACAGTATTGCTAGAGACGTCATCTTAGCCAAGAAATGGCTAGGACTATCACTGACTCCAGATACTCTCTGGAACCTTGCACCCTGGAGCTGGGCCGTCGATTGGTTCGGATCCACTGGTGATTTAATCACCAATTGGTCGAACTGGGCCATTGACAACCAGGTGCTTATGTATGGGTATCTCATGGAGCATAGCTACCGTGAGGTCTCATACATATTTGTTGGCCGGAACCCTCTCAAGGGTGGGGCCACGCCTGCAACGGTTACCTTGGTCAATGAGACCAAGCTCCGTAGGCAGTCGTCACCGTATGGTTTTGGCATTGGGTGGAAGGACTTGTCCAACCGCCAGAAAGCCATTGTTGCCGCTCTTGGTATATCTAAGAGTCGGTAGCGAACTGATGTATCTGTCCGCGTTTCAACGCCAATGGGAGCCTCGAGCTCCTAGGAGTGATGCCTGTGTCATTCACTGACCCTCTCTCTCTGACGATTTCGGGAGTCACTTCGTCCCTTCCGCGCGTGAGCGTGGGAGACGACGAAAGTGAGTACCGATCGGCAGATGGGCTCATTGTCGTGACCGCTGCCCATCAGTACGGGAAGCGGACGCGTCGGGCCCTGAAGGTCGACGTTTCGAAGATGACCTCCGATCCGTTTAAGCCGGCGGAGAACGTTCGGGTGTCGATGGGTCACACCATCGTCTTCGACGTTCCCCCCGCTGGCTATACGGCCGCGGAGGCCCTCGCCGTGTATCAGGGTTTCAAGACTCTGTACTCGGCGACTTCGGACGCGATGATCGTTAAGCTTCTCGGGGGTGAGTCGTAGGAAGCAATTCCAGCAATGGAATTGCAGATTCCTATCGGCGTAACCACCGCTAAGCTTGACACACCGTGTCACCAGATAATCGTGACCCTCGCAAAGGCTCCTATAGAAGAGCCCTTGGTGGGACACGTCAGCCTGAGGCAAGACGAAAGTCTGCCGGCAGGCGTCTTGGCGATAACGATCCTCGTACCACAGTCACGAAGAAATTCTTCGTGGCTGCGGTGGCGTCGATCGAAGCCATTTACCTGGTAAGCGAGATTGTAATCAACACTTCGTGTTGATTGCAGTCTGTGATTGACTCAGGCTAGGGATAGACACCTTCCTAATGAAAGGAGGGGACTATGAAAAGCCTGATGTCACTCTGGTCCATTGTTGCCATTGAATTGGCAACAAGATGCTGTACCAGCGCCACCCTCGACATAAAGTATGTCGAGGGTCGGGTCAAACACGAGGGGCTATCGTTTCTCGCGATATCCCTGGCAGATTTTGGAAAGGCCATCCAAAAATGGCTTGACCAAGGTCATGTCGTCCCTTCGGACGTCCCGGGCTTCAAAAAGGCTCCAGGCCGCCGTACTGGTCTCCCTGCATTTCTACAGGGTTTCCTTGGACGTGTGTTTGATCCTTGTAGTGGCGTGCTACTGGACGAGCCGGACATCGAAGCAATCTACGCTTTACGTCAGCTTACGCTGATGTTTAGCAAGATCGCCCTACCCACTGATTCCAGAAATGGTAATCAGTCTCAGGTTGTGACGCCTGAGCGGAGTAGGCGAGCGATGTCTGACTATGTTCAGTGTGAGCAGGAGGTTAAGTTCTCAGACTCTATTTTGGACTTCCAGTATCTGGAAGACTTCAAACAGATCTCTGAGGTGCTTTATGGTGAACTATTTGATTGGCTTGAAGAAATTCTTGCCATTCAGAAGCTCATCCCTAAGCACGGACCAGGCGCTGTCGCTGATCGGCTTAGCAGCAATGCTAAGTGGAACCAGCGGTCCTGGCCCATCAGACTTGAGAGGATCTTTCCTTCTCAAGACTACCTAGTTCCGTCCTCGAACTATAAGATTGAGGAACGTGCCCACTCGCGTCACAGCGAGTCGGCAACGGCACACTGTTATAGCGTGTCGTCTACTAGGGTTAACCTCCTCGAACCCGGTGCCGAGATACCCGTAAGGGTTATCACGGTTCCTAAGACGCTCAAGACACCCCGAATCATCGCGATTGAGCCTACCTGTATGCAATATATGCAGCAGGCTCTGTTTCGGTTGATCCGTGATGGGATTGAGAGATTTGACCCTCTCAATTCCATGATTGGAATTGACGACCAGGACCCTAATCGGGTAATGGCCTGTCATGGATCCCTCAGCGGGGATCTGGCTACGCTAGATCTTAGCGAAGCTTCCGATCGCGTCTCGAATCAGCATGTACGAGCCCTTTTCGCACGGCATCCTCTTTTGCTTGAGGCTGTCGAAGCGACTAGGTCTCGGAAGGCTGACGTTCCTGGTTTTGGCGTTTTGCGCCTAGCCAAGTTCGCGTCTATGGGTTCAGCCCTCT